AGCCGCTGATAATTCTCCTTCAATTACACTCATCTCTAAGTAATCTTCAAAACGTAATCTTGTTTCAGATTCTGCTTTTAAATACCATAAGTATCCAGAAGTTCCATCTTCAGTAGCAACTTCTACCCATCCAATTTGTGCGGTATCAGATCCATTGATTTCATATTTTTCTCTAACAATAATCGGTGAATTACTGTATTGAGTAAATGAAGGCGTAACCGATTTTAAAGAAGCGTCTGTACTTCCTTTTATAAATTCAGAACCATAAACAAATATTTTAAGATTTGTATTAGATGCGCTCCATACTACTGCTCCAGAAAACAAACTAGCTTGTGTATAAGGATAAACTGTAATAGTAGCCGTACCACCTGTTGTAGTAGAAGCACTAACAAGAACTTTTAATTCTTTTCCAGTTGTAGGATCCATAACTACTAAAGTTTGGCCTGCCGAAATAACATTTTGAACAAAGTTAATGCCTGTATTACCCACAGCAAATGTTAAAGTAGTTGCAGTGGCCGAGGTTACATTGTTATAAGCAATATGCAATCTGTTTTGTTCAGACCAAACAACTTGATCAGAGGACATTGGCATTTCAGCTCCTACCATACGTAAGAAACCAGATAAAGTTCTATTACCATAACGCTCAATTTCTTGCTCGTAGATTTCTGGTAAATATTGTTGTGCAAAAGTTGAAAAATTTGGATTTGCTGAATCCGTAAAATTTAAATAGTTTGTTTCTAACGCTTGCTGTTTTTGTGACGGTTTAATAGAACCAAAATTAGTTCCGGTAACCGAGTTAATCATGTTTGACATAATCTTTTAATTTTTAATTGTTAAAATTTTTTTGTTTGGATCCTTAGTTTTGAGGAATCCTGACCACTTATAGATTTGACTCTAAATCCATTAATGAATGGTTCACTAGCAGTTCTAGGAGCGTCCATGCTTGGATTTTTGGAATTACTAACAACTTGTTTAACAGCGTCAGCTTTCCCTTGTTCATAAAAATGAGCAGCTATTTTGTCAGCGTTCATTGCTGAGTACAAAGCCTTGTGATAACCCGGTACATCTGATACATTACCTTCTTTATCCAGAAACTTTCCGATGAAGGTTTGTATATTTGATTGAGTTTCGGCAACTTGATTTGGATTTTGAACATTATATCTAAATCTTTTTTCTCCTAAATTGTATTCAAAACCTTTGAATTCGTTGTTGAAAAGACTAGATGTTTGTTTTTTAAACGCATCTTGTTGTTGAGCCACTTTGTTTTGCTCGGTATTATATCTGTTAAAAAAATCAACAGCTTTTTGTTGTTCTGCATTAACCCCAGGCCTCGCCTTGATCTCTGCATAATATTTTTGTTTTGCTTCTTCTAAAAAAGTTTTGGCTTTAGAAATCTCATCTTTAAAAGCTAGCTTCTTTAGTTTAATTTCTCTTTCATCGTCGATGTCCTCATCAAAGAAGAACTTATCTTCTAATAAAAACTCTACCTCCTCTGCGTCTAAATGTGGCTTGGTGCTTTTATAGTATTCTTTTAGTAGAGCAACATTGTTTACATTTGAATAATCTGCATTTAATCTAACATAATCTTCAATAGTTCCGCCAGTTTCCTGCATAAAAGAAACTAATTTCTCTATATTTTCAGGTAACTCTACATTATTTTTTGTTTGCTCTTGAGTATGAAATTGCAATTCTTCTTTAATATCTGCAATATCTTGTTTTATTTCTTGTTCAAAGATTTCTTCAATAACATTTTCAGCGGCCCCTTGGTTTCCTTCGACCACTTCTTGCAATCCCACTTCGGGCTGTTTATCGCGTAACACGCTTTCATCTGTTCCTTGCTCTTGAATGGCATTTGTTTCTTCTTTAGGGATTACTACTTTTATTGGTTCTTCTTGTTTTTGTGTCAAATCAACCTTAATAGGTTCATCTGTTTTTGTTAGTTTTTTTACTGAAGGTTTTTTTGCTTTTAATTTAAATTCTCCTTCTTGTTTTACTTCTTCTGACATAATATGATAATATAAAATTGGTTAATAAGTTTATTCCATTTGTAACATGCTGCCTAAATTGCTCATCAGATTTTCCGCGTTATCTTGAAAGTTTTTTGGTAAAGAATCATTCTTACGCTGATCTATTAATTCTGACTGTTGCGTGGCCTGTATCTTAGTTCTTTCGTCTTTTCTATCTTCTAACTGATTGAACTTTGTTGTTTCTGCTTGAACCTTTAATTGTGCTAATTGCATATCATAATTAAACTGCTCTGCTATTAATTGTTTTTTAATTTCCCCTTCAGCTTGCAACCTTTGCATCTCAAATTGTGATTTAGCTTGCTCTATTTGTATTTGTGTTTGAGCTAAAGCTTCTTGTTTTTGCACTTCAAACATTGCTGCTTTCTCAGCATTTTGAGAATTAGCATCTGCTTGCGCTTGTATATTTGCTAATTGCTGCTGTTGCACTTGTGCTTGTTTCTTTTTTCTTTTTAATTTTAATAATTGATTTGCTAATTTAAGATTTTTTACTTGCCTTATATCAATCGCATCTTCTAAATCAATTCCTCCGCTTTGTAAAGAAACTTGTATATTTTGTTCTAATTGAGCTTTTTCTTCTTCATCAGGTTCAATTTCTAAGAAAATACCAAAGTCGTGCAGATTTAGATTTTCCATTTCTTTTAAAACCTCTGCATTGTAAGTTGATATACTTTGTTTTAAGGAATTTGCAGTTAAAGGATAATTTAAACAATCAGCAATTCTTAAAGATATATTCTCACATATTCTAGTGGTTAAATATATACTTGCGTCTTTTATATGACGAGTAGCTACATTAGAAGCATTTGCTGCTATTTTTTGTAATCCTACTAAAGCATTAGAATCTGGTTTACTACCGTCAACTGCCTCGTTAAGTCCGGTAACATCTCTAATCATCTGTAAATAATACTGATAAGTTTGTATTAAACTCTGTATTTTACCTTGACCACTTGATGTTGTTAATTCTTGAATAGGCACTTTGCCTCTATTTATATCACCGTCTTGAGTTAAAGATCTACCTACAATACTACCAGTTTGGAAATACATATTTAATGCTTCAGCCGGATTATATTTTGTTCCATTACCTAAATCTACTTCCATCAAGCCATCTACATCTAAGAACACCCCATCAGGCACTACCCTAGACATAACTTGTTGCAGTTTTAAATGAGTCAATTGGATCATATCTGCAAAAGAAATGCATTTAGTAACAATAGAATCGATCCTTCCTTTATACATTCTAGGAGCAACTATATTATAATTCATTTTAACTCTAGCTGTATCCGCGTATGGGCGTGTCATATCATTTGACAACTTCCATTCTAACATCATATTAGTGCCTATAATTTTGGCTCCTGTATATAATACTTCTATTGTTCTTGATACTTTTTCAAAGTTATCGTTTGGGGGAGGATTAAAAGAATCAGTTTTTTGAATAACTTTTTCTAACCCATTTTCGCTTTGTTTTATTTTGAATACTTGATTCATGTAAGTCTTATACTCAAAGTATAATACTTGCACGGTATTCTCATCGTAATTACCCCATCCCTGAATGTATTGTCTATTTCCAGGCATTTGTTGTATCTTTAGAAGTTCATCTTCCGATATGTACGGGAATTCTTTTTTTAATTCGGGTATTGTTACCGCTTTCACTTCTCCAACATAATAAATATCTTCAAAGTTTGGGTCTTCTGTATATGAATAAACCAAATAAGCAGGATCCACATAATCAACTACAATGCCTTCTGATTTATTAAACGACGTTTTAACCGCTGCAATCCCAATAGTTGTTAAATCATAATTTAATCTTTTTCTAGTAAGATCGTATTTATTGGTTTTTAACACGGTATTTATAGCTTCTTCTTCTGCGATCTCAACGGATTGCTTATAGGAAAGTTGCATGTGCAATTGTAATTCATCCTGAGATTCCGGTAAATCCTCAGCAGGGACATTTGATTCTGATATATCTGTTCCGGTTTTTTGTAATACATTTTGGATTATGGGTTGATTAACCATGTCAAACTGCAACGCGGTTGCATAATCCATTTTCTTTTTAATAGACTCTGGGTCTTGCGCGAACGCTCTTACGTCATATGTTTTTTGCGAAATTCCATTAGCAACTATATCCACAAATTTTGATAATATAGGTACCGGCGTCCAATCTAAATTCAAATAAGATAAATCACCATTAATTGATAACTCATCTTTATATTTTTGTACAGATTGTTCTCCTCTTGCGTATAGTCTTAATCTATTAAAATTATTCCAATGTGTTAAATACCTATTACCACTCGTCCTTCCTTGATTAAACCATTCCTGTTCTATAGCACGAGATACCTGTAATCCATATTCTTCAGAAGCCTTAGTAGCATCATCTACAACCTGACTAGGGAAAGCGCTATTTGGATTTGTGTATATATTCATTTA